AGACTGATACCCATTGCCCAGCCTCGACCGTCACGAATTTCGTAACCTGTTGTCTCTGTATCAATTGCGAGGAACGGAGAAAACATTGCTAACTCTAAGAATTGCTCTAAGTCAGCATGAGGAGGAAACAGCGGTATTCTATTGCATACCGAAGGTGTCGTCGTAGCCACTATCATCCTCCGTTACGTCTTCCGAATCGGCTTTCGCTGCAAGGTTTTTGAGCAACCCCGTGTCATCTTTGTATAACGTGTAGTCGAGGCTATCGGACCGCGCGATAATGAATTCATCGAACGGCTTAGACAGCCTGACCTTAAGTCCGGTAACGGCAAGAAGATTTTTCTTAATTGGGTATAGTCCCACAATTGTAGTTGGCTTTGCAACGACATACTGCGAACCGTAAACATCGGACAACTTGTTAGGCTTTTTGTTGTTGATCTGCGGCTTACGGTTGTGGTGGATGAACCACACGAATACATCGTTGTGTGAACGCATACGGTCGATGTAGTCAAAGATTGTTTTAGTAACTCGCTCACTAAGTTCTTCGTTCGTAGAATTTCCAAGTGAGTCGAAGATAACACCTTCGGGAGTGTAATGATTAACGATTCGGGTGACTTTGGCTTGATCGACGGGTGTATCCAGGAGGAGAGGGTATCCGATAGGTACGATGTGTAGATTGTCTTTAAGATGCTGTCTATCGACGTCACTCAACTCCTCCGTCATCTGCTCTAGGAAGTATTTAAGATCGGCGTGACCCATCTCCATACTAAACATGACGATCTTATGCGGCCGGGTGATTTCCCAACCAATGAACGGCTTGCCTGTAGCCATAGCCATTGCAAACCGCAAAGTCATCTGCGTCTTTCCAGTACCAGGAGGGCCAGTTAAAAGTAGGCTTCCTGCTTTCTGCAGAATACCAGGAATCACCCACTCAATCTTAGCCTCGAAATCCATGAATTCCTGGAAGTCGTAAATGGGCAGATCATCAACAACAACGTCACTATCAATGAGAGGAAACTTGATGCGAGCCTTGTTAATAATATCGAGTAGACGAGTCACGCGGTCGGAACGCTTGGCAAACTTGCCCCATCGTCCATCTGCGTTATTGAGGATAGAGAACGCTTCTGCGTCACTCATCTTCATTTCAGCGCAATAGAATCCGAGACGCATCATTGCAGAAGAACGAGAGCCTGTAGGAATATCTTTCTTGCGGAAAAACTCGAACGCCTCAGGATCCCACTTATACTTTGCAATAACGTCTAGTGCCTCAGGGATAGCATCAAGCGAAATAGTAGCAACACTTGTAGTAGGCTGTGGTAACGTCTCAAAGAATTCCACCGAGACGTGATTTGCAGAACGTGTGAGAGTAGTGACATTCTTGCCGCGCTTATGATTTAAGGTCGCTACAGGGCGGAGGACTTGGTTTGCATCCCACCCTGAAGTGTCTGCGTTTAACTTGTATGAGAGCGCACGGTTAGTCGCCTCAATCTTATCGACGTCGACCTCGAAATAATCAAACTTCCAATAGACGTGTTCGTGGCCTGCTTCTGACGACCGCACGCGGAGCGATGGGGCCGGTAAATCATTCCACGACGTAGGCGCGTTACCATCAAACTCAACCCAAACTGTGTATGAGCCCTTGACGTATTCTTTCTTGGCCGAGGGCTGACTGAACAATGCCGGAGAGAAGTAAACTTCCTTCGTCGGCGTGTTCTGTAAAACGTGCTGGATCAGTTGATTCGCTTGCTTAGGCCACTCAAAGTAAGCCTGGTTCCATTCCTCAGTCGTAGGGTCTTTCGTCGGTGAATAGACGAACCCCTGCTGATCCTGATAATGAAACTCGAAGAAGTCCTTTAACTCCACGTTCGGGTTAAGGGACACAACATTCTCCAACACAACCTCCCCTCTTTAATCGTGCGGTGTAACTAGTGCCTAGCCAGGATTCGAACCTGGTTCTCTACTTCTGGAGATATTGCCTTCTAGGCGATTAGAGCCGGCGCCGGTCATAATCTTTTACCAGGTGAGTCCGCAGGCTGTCCAATTTAAAGAAAGGACCCGCAGCACCGTGGGGCATATAGGGCTCGAACCTATGACCCGCGGATTAAAAGTCCGCTGCTCTGCCAACTGAGCTAATACCCCAAACAGCAGGGGAGAGGATTACTCCGATGCGGTAATCCTCTCCCCCACTATTTAAATGTAACCACGCGCCTTCAGCGCGAGGCCACCCGCGGAAAGAGCACAAGCGGTGTCGCCCGTACCCCAACCGAATTCCTGCGTGGTGCAGGACGAGCCTTCACGAATAGCGTCAGAAAGACGGTACTCGGTGGCACGCTCCAACGCCTTCGCGTCAATCGAAGAAATAACGGTCTCCCGAATCTCCTCGATAACCTCGTCGGCAGTCTTGGTTGCCGTTGCCATGTGAATCACCCCCTATCCTCATTCGGGTTGGTCAAAACTAGATTGATGACACCTGAGTCATGCAGAGTATCTAGCCAGTCTGCAATTGCTTCACGGTTCCATCGGTGAGTATCATTAATGTGCTGGACTACAGACCAGATGTAGTTATACACAGTACACAACTGAGCAGGACATTCAGCCTCAGTGGTCTTAATTGCAGGGATCAGCCTAGCAATACCATCAGCGTAATCTGCATTACTCTGACTTCCTGCTCCGTACTGCTGAGTATACTTAGCCTGCTTCTGTGCGGCTAGTAAGTTCTTTTCAGCCGCAGCAATTGCTTTCTTCTGCTTTTCTTCCTCTAGGAAAGCGACAGCCTTCTTAAAAGCATCTTCGTGAGCCTGAGCAGTAGTATACTTCGGGTGATCCCCTGTAGCAATAAGATTCTGCATAAACTTGTTAATTTGCGAGGACTTAGCCTCAGCAGCAATTTTCTGATACTTGATCCAGTCCTTGCCATAGTTCTTGTCGACCTTGGACCAAAACTCGTTGATTACCCAATTCGGTCCCATTTGCTCTAGCACCTGGAAACTGAATTTCATGTTAATTTGGTTGTCGCCGATGTTACACGACAACTTAACATACATCAGCGAATCAATTACTTCGCATTTAGCCCCGGTGCTTTGAGCATATGATATTAAGTTGTCAATCGCTAGACCCATCGACGACGGACTCATCGACAAACTCCTTCAGACACTTGGGAGAACAGATTGTGAAATCAATGTCCTCCTCAGCGGTAATCTGATTGAGGACGAAATATCCATCCAGATCATTTTTGGCGTCTAGAATAGTAACGCCACAGACGACGCAGGACATTATCGCTTCCTGGTGGCAGAGACGAGCCCGGCGAACGTGACAGCCTCTCTCCGTGCCGCACGGCGAGCCAGAGCGGCCTCGGAGTAGCCTCCAACGGTTCGCCCGGTGGCCCCATAATTATGCGGCCTGGGGTTTTGCTTAAATGCCTTGCCGTTCTTACGCGCGTCGTTCCGCGTAATCTTAGATACGGGCTTGGGGGACTGCTGCTTGGCCATTTGTCGGCTCTCCTTCTGCTGCGTTATTGGGATCTGCATAACTTGGCGCGGACGCTAATACAGGATGCTGGACTCCGGCAGAAGCGTACTGCTTTAAAATTGCTGCGTCGTTGTCTACGGCTACATCAATTGTAAAAGCCTTGGCTAACTGCCTAACGTGGTTCACCTTTGACTGATCGTTCATTGCTTTGTCAGTCCCGTCACCGGGTGACATTAGCAAACCCTTGTACTTAACACCAGCCGCTAAAAGACTCTGTTGAGTCCTCGCTCGCTGGCTTTCGGCGCGGCCGGTTACGATATAGATAGGAAGCCCTAGCGCTCGTAACTTTTCGATGTTCTTAGTGATAGGATGAACGCCCTTAGATAAGAGAGTGTCATCAATATCACTCACTACGATCAATCCTGGCACGATTCCTCCTGTAGCAGAACGTTTTGTTCGGCGTACCCCGAGTGGGATTCGAACCCACACTGTGAGGATTTTAAGTCCTCTGCCTCTGCCGTTGGGCTATCGGGGCTTGTTATAGGGGACCGGCTCCCCTATAACTACTTACTATGAGAACTTACCGGAGAAACCGGCGACGTCCTTCTTTGCCTCGACCTTGCGAACATTCTGGTACTCACCCTTGGTAACAAGAGTGATGACGACCTCAGTACCGATAAGGTCCTCAGGCTGAACAGAATTCACGCGCTCCTCGGGAATACCGAGAGAAAGAATGCGCGACTTCAGGTAGGAAAGCGAACGCTTCTCGTCCTCCGAAAGATTCTTCGGATCCTCAGGCTGCGGAATCTGCTTCCACTCCTGAACCTGACGGTCGGCGTACTCTCCCTCGCTGATCTTGTAAATCAGCGTCATTCCCAACTTCGGGGTCTTTCCGTTTCCGCCTCGCGTCATTCCGACCTTGACGTCGAAAACAAAAGCGGGGTACACGTTGTCGGGAATCGTGTAGTCGATTTCCTCGGCAGACTGAACATCTAACTCACCGAACAGACTCATGATTTAATCCTTAGATTTCGAGAGACGGGTCACTTGTTTCGACTACAGGGGCATCTGGCTCCTGAATCAGTGGACTTACACTATCATCGAGAACAGCGCCGGAATTCTGCCACTCGGTGATAATTTCTCGCAGGTTAGGATTCTCCACCACCACGGGAAGGTATCCGATGCGAGTCTTTGCCGCAATACTACGCGACGGCCTCACTTGCAGTTTACGAATATACTCAACTTCGTCACCGCTAGTCTGCTCAGTCACAGTAAGGTGACCGCAAACGTGGAGCCATTGCATAAGCGTATTGCGGAGTTTTGGGGTGAAGTTAGGACGAGTGTAAAGAATACCAGTACGCTCATCCTTATCTTCGCGGAAGTGTGCAGTAAGCACTACGGTAATAGGTAGTTTGAGAAGACGTACCATACTACGACGCATACGCTCAGTATTAGCGCCGTAATCAGGCAGTGTCGGAACGTTAGGGTCCTTGCCAGCATCCTTAGCAGAACGCTGAGCAAGAACAATGTCGAGGTCAAGAACAGCAACAGTAGAAGATTCGTCAAGAATGAGAGTATCGAATTCATTCCAGGGCGCAACTCCATTCTCAATTGCGTCGCAAAGCGCGTCGATCTGAGAAAGACCCTGATATTCCATTC